TCGACCCCCATTGGGGTATGAGCCTAAAAGGGGGTGGATCGCTCGAATCAGGTCGTGCAGCTCTGCGCCGTGACCGTGGGCACGGGTTGAGCCAAAAGGCACGGGCAGGGCACGGGTTGGTTTTTAGCACCCTGTGCCTAAAAATCCCTTATGCGATGCGGCTTTGCGCGGGGTGGCACGGGTGGCACAGGTTATTACTCTTTTTTTTAAGGGGAAGAGATAAGAGAATAGCGTTTAGCCGTTCCACCGTGCCCACTGGCCGCACGCGCAGGGGGCGCACGAGGCTCCCCAGCAAACCGGAAAACAGCCTGTGCCACCCGTGCCCCTGTGCCTTTTGTCGTAAGTGTTTGAATCATAAGCAAAAAAAAGGCACAGGTTGCGAAAAAACAACCCGTGCCTAAACCGCTTTAGCCTGTGCCTACCCTAAACGAGCGCAGAAACGTCCAAATCGTCGCTCATGAGACCAATATGCTCGCTTTGGCGCGTTACGTTAGCCAACAGCATAGCGCGACCGTCTGCGCCTATATCAAACGAAAAGGCGATTGTGTCGCCTACGCTGGCCTGTGCGCGCAGGTCTGACGCTGGAATGCTGTAACGCTTGTCTTTGCGTCCACCCTTACCCGTCACCCGATAAAATCGGATAACGCTTTTGCTACCATCGGTGAAGACTAACGGAACCTCGACGCGATGCCCGTTTTCGAGCGAATCAAAATCCACGCCAAACAGCCGCGCAAAAGTCGCCAGTCCTCCCCAGCAGTCGGGATTACCTTTTTTAATCATGGTTTTTGTCAGCGTTTTATATACCGCTGGAATCAGTTTTGTTGATTTCATGCGATAACCTCGATCCGATCAGAGAGAAATCGGCCATCCTCCAAAAAATACTCAACAGGGCCGAAACTGTCCGCGAGTTTTTGCAGCCGGTCTGCTGAAAAATCAGCGTATAAATGCGGGTTGTCAGAGAACTCTACCCCGTGGCCTTGCCGAACAAGGTAAAACGTGTGCGCCGCGTCCGTGTAGTTGTCATCGCTCAGATATGCCCAAGCGCGAGAATAAAAACAAAGCGCGTCAATAACGCCCTCGCGCAGACTTTCCTCCGAGATTGCCTCTATTGGCAGGTGCTCGGATTCGTCGGCCCATAGCGCCGTTTCGAAATACTGGGTAACAAATACCCGTTCTTTCTGTGTGAGTGTCAAAGTGTCGAATTCCATCCTTGGAACCTCCGTTGTGTGTCGTAATGGTCTGCCATCTTCAGGCACTGGGTAACCACACCCAGCACGACGCGCCTCAGCGCGTTTCGGCTATTTGCTCAACTCCAAGATAAAAACGAAGACAAGCCCCAGCCAAAGGAACATGGACGGAACAATCAAAAGGGAATCATTAAAAAGACGGCGCAGGGCGCGCCGCCGTTGTTCTTTGGCTCGGCGTTGCAGCCGCCGCTGGGTGCTATTCATCACAACCACCCTCAAAAATCTTGGATAACCACGCCGCCGCTATCCAGTAGCAGCACGTGGGTGTGGTCGGTCAAATCATCCAGCGTCTGGATATCTTCGCCGTACTGCGCGCAAGCGTCTTCGATGCTGTCGTATTCTGACCATTCGCAGCACAAAGCGATAACATCTAGCTGGATATCTTCGCCCGTGTCTTCGGACAAATCGTCAAGGAACTTAAAAAGAGCATCGAAACCAAAGCGGCTGAATTGATCGCCTCTGCCAAAGTTTTGGAAGTCGTGACGCAATTCGTCGCCGTTGTAGATGGGTGTCACTAACATTACTTATCTCCCAAAAATTTAATTACGAAGCAACCGCCAAAACTTACGATGGCAGCAAGTGCGCTGATCGTTGCCGCGAATGTGAAAGCGAAGGGCGTAGCGCCCCCAGCAATAGCGACCATCAAAAGGAGCGCGGTAATAGCGAGCCACGTTGTGGCGAAAATAGCGTTTTTCATTATCGAATCCCCCGCATTGCTTCTATTTGATCGATCAGAAGTGAGGTGGCTATAGGCATGCACCCGATCAACGGCCAGCCGAGAATAAACGTTAACGCGCAAACAAAACTCAGCGATTCGTTACTGCTGTGCATTCCCGCGAAAAGCGCCCAAAGCAAAAGAAAAGGCGAGGAAATGCTGGCAGCGCCGTAAATGTAATCTTTCATGTGTGTGCATCCTTGTTAATGTGTGTGCAATCTTATCAACCAAAGGTTGATTTGACAACACAACAGCAACAAAAGGTTGATATTTATTTGAAATGATAGGGAAATCAATAGGTTACGCTTGCGTTCTGGTGGCATAATTGGCGCACATTTACACGCTGGCAGGCATAAATGGCACGACTCCCGATTGAAATAGACTTAGCGCAGGTTAAGCAATTAGCCGCGCAAGGCATGAGCGAGATACAAATAGCGCAGGCACTTGGCGTTAGCCCGTCAACTATTGATAGACGCAAGCGTGAAGATAATGACGGTTTTGGGTGCGCTTTAAGGGAAGGCCGCGCCGCTGGCATTCGTGCCGTCACTAACGCGCTGTTTCAGGCCGCCACAGACCCAGACCGGCCTAACGTGGCCGCTGCTACCTTTTACCTTCGCAACCGCGACAGGGGCAACTGGAGCGACAGACAGGAACACGACGTATCCGGCCACATATCCCATGACCACGCGCACGACGTACAGCGCGCACTCCAGACGTTGATAGACGCGGGGGTTGACCCTGAAAGCCTATAGCACCCATGCGGCATGGGGCCGATTCCTTTACGCCGTAAGGGCTGGCGGGGTGGCTGGTACACCTCACGGCACACTGGCGGCACGGGGCAGGGGTATGCGGCAGACAAGAATCGTTAGAAACGGCTTCGCAAATCTGGGACTCCCCCTATATGCCGTGTATGGGGATATATCGAGATACATACTAGGGGCGGTTTTGTGGCAGAAGTGACTTCGCAAAAAGCGGTTCGCAAAAAAGGGACTCCTGAATTATCAGAGGCCCAAAAAGAGAAAGCGGAAGAACTGGCGAAAGCTATTGAACTGGTAAAGCAGCACAGGCGCGAAAACCGTATGAAGTTTTTCAAGCCGTACCCATGGCAAGCCGAATTCTACAAATCTGGTAAGGACAACAAACAACGGCTATTGATGGCTGCGAACCGAGTAGGTAAGACGGCATCAATGGCGTTAGAGGTTGCGTTCCACCTCACAGGCGAATATCCAGAGTGGTGGGAAGGTGTTCAGTTCAATCGGCCTGTGAGCCTGTGGTGCCTGGGTGTCTCCGGTGAGCAGCTACGCGATGTGCTGGTCAAGGAGCTATTTGGTGCCTACCTTGGCGACGGCAAGTTCGACGGATCGGGATTAATTCCGCAAAAGCTGGTGTATCAGGTTACGCCTGCAATGGGCACACCGAGGCTGCCAAGGGATGTGGCGGTGAGACATACCGCTGGCAACACCAGCACTGTGAGCTTCAAATCCTACACTCAGGGCCAGCACGTTTTGATGGGGTCGAGCCAAGACTTTATCTGGATCGATGAAGAGCCGGTTGACCCTACCATCTACCCGCAGTGCTTAACCCGTACAGCCACAGGCAACGACGGCAAGGGAGGGTATGTGGTGATGACCTTCACGCCGGAAAATGGCGTGACTGAGCTTGTCAGCCAATTCATGGACAACCGCGCTAAGGGTCAGCACCTCGCCAATGCGACTTGGGAAGACGCGCAGCACTTAGATGCCGAGACGAAGGAGCAGTTACTGGCTGCTATACCTGAGTACCAGCGAGATATGCGGTCAAAGGGTATACCTGTACTGGGCGAAGGCATGGTGTTCCCTATAGCGGAAGAGGCTGTGAAGTGCGAACCGTTTGAGATACCGCCTCACTATAAGAAACTGGCTGCGATTGACTTTGGTATCACTCACCCCACCACCGTTGTGTGGACTGCGTACAACGCGGACACGGACACGATCTACGTTTACGACGTTTATAAGAAGGCTGACGAGGTTCCGGCGATACACGCGGCGGTAATCAAGTCCAGAGGCAAGGACATTCCGGTCATCTACCCGCATGACGGCGATTCGACTGAGAAAGGCAGCGGAAAGACCTTGGCTGAGATGTATTTAGAGGCTGGGGTGCTGATGATCGGCAAATTTACCAACCCAGACGGCACAAACTACGTCGAGCCTGCCTTGATGGAGATGTTAGAGCGGTTTCGCACGGGGAGATTGAAGGTTTTCAACAACTTGTTACCTTGGTTTGAAGAATTTAGAAGGTATCACCGCAAAAAAGGCAAAATTCACAAAGAGTTTGATGACCTTATGGACGCGACACGCTATTCAGCAATAAGCGTGACCCGTTTTGGTCAAAATCGAGCAGAGCGTGAGAACGTCGGCACACGAACAGGAGCTTACACAAGCCATGATTACGACTATTGATGAAAACGAACTGCTTAGTACGCTTGAGCAGAACATTGACTCCGCAGACACCTACGCGAACAGCGAGATAGGTGAGCAAAGGGATAAAGGTCATAGGTATTACTACGGTGAGCCTATGGGTAACGAGATTCGTGGGCGCAGCCAGCACGTTTCTATGGACGTGTTCGATGCGGTAGAGGGTGTTAAGGCTCTGCTGCTGGAAACATTCAGCGCGGACAAGAACATCTGCCGCTTTGAGGCTCAGACCCCAGAGGATGTGGTGGGCGCACGCATGGCTACCGCGTGGGTTAACTATAACTTCTACCGTCAAAACGACGGGCAACGCATCTTATCGTCAGTTATCCACGACGCACTGGTTGCTAAGACCGGCATTGTGAAGCGGTACTGGAAGAACGATTACCGCTACGAAACGATGGAGTTTGAAGGCATCAGCGAGGCTGAGTTCAACGTGATGATGTCTGACCCGTCTATGACCCCTGTTGAGATAGCGGAAGAGATGATTGCTGTCGTTGACGAGGCGTCAGGCGTTGAGTATTCGCAGATGTCTATCTCCGGCGTGGCCCACAAGCGCATCAACACCAGCAAGGTGTGTGTTGAGACGGTAGAGCCAGAAGACTTCTTGATTAGCCCACGGGCTAAAGACATCGAGAGCAGTGACTTCTGTTCTCACCGCATGGCAAGAACCCGTGGCGAGTTGCTGTCAGAAGGGTTTGATCAGTCTATTGTGGATCGTCTTGATGAAGATGAAGAGTTGAAAGAAGACGGTTCGCTAGGAAGGGACTCTATAGACAGCTTCCGCAAAGACTCAACTGGCATAAACGACTCCAGGGACAGAGAGTACGTCACGCTCTACGAGTCATACATTAAGAAGCACGACGCAGAGATGAATGAGTGCGTGTATTACAAGGTTATCCACAGCCGTCGAGTGATGTTGGACGTTGAGATGGTCAGCGAGATGCCGTTCCGCAGCTTCTGCCCGTTCCCGCTACCGCACCGCTTCTACGGCATGAGCCTTGCTGACGTTCTATGCGACTTGCAGAAGACGCAGTCATCTTTGAAGCGTGGCGTGGTCGATCATTTGTTCTTAACAACAACAAGTCGTTGGGTTGCCAACCTTTCGTTGGTTAAGAACCCACGCGACCTGTTGGACAATCGCGTCGGTGCGGTGATTGACGTGAACTCACCAAACCCTGAGAACGTGGTGCGACCACTGCCTACTCCGCAGCTTAACGGCAACGTGTATACGGCCATTGAGAACTTTGAGCAGGAGAAGGAAGCGCGTTCAGGCTCAAGTCGTATGAGCAAGGGCATGGACTCGACTGCGATCAGCAAGCAGAACTCTAGCGATCTGATTAACACCTTCATGAACGCCAGTAACCGCCGAATCATGATTATGGCGCGCAACTTGGCTGAGAACTTCCTAAAGCCTTTGATGCACGACCTGTATCGGCTTGCGGTGGAGTATGAGAACGAAGAGAAGCTGCTACAGCTAGACGGCCAGTTCATGCCGGTAAACCCCGCCTTCCTTGGTGATCGTACTGAGATGACTGTTGCGGTTGCGCTGACACCTGATGAGCAGGCTAAGGAAGCTCAGATGCTGTTGAGCTTGGACACGCAGTTCACTTCTAACCCTCAAGACCCAACGCTAGGTGGCCTGTACGGCCAGCAGCAGCGTCACGCGATGCTCAGTAGAGCCTTTGAGCTTCTGAACATCAAGGACGCGGGTGCGTATCTGGCAGATCCGAACTCGCCAGAGTTCCAGCAGATGCAGCAGCAACAACAGCAACAGCAGCAAGAAGAGGCGCAGCGTCAAGAGCAGATGCAGATGGAGCAGATTGAGTTCCAAGCGGAGATGCTGCAACGGCAGGTCAGTGTTCAAGAGGGTCAGCTAGAGCTAGACATCTTGAAGGAACAGAACCGCAGCGTCATAGAGCGTGACAAGCAGGAGCATCAAGAAGAGACGGAAGATTCTCGCCTGCTCATGGACGCAGAGAAGATGAAGCACCAGATGGCGATGGACGAAGCTGAACTGTTGCTAGAGAAGACGCAGAACCGCAACGTGAGTATCGGCTAATGGGTGACGTTTCACGATTCGATGGTTTTATCAAAAAAGCTATAGAGCAGAAGAAGGCTTCTCACAAAAACGTAAAGCAAGCCTTCAAAGAGTTTTCGGAGTACAGGGAGCAGCAGTCTGCTGCTTCCGCTTCAGAAAAGAAGCCTCGTAAGAGGAAAACTAAACCAAAGCAACCCGTAGAGGACTTTAACGATGAGCGACCT